TTGACGTTTGTTATCAACCTTTACACCATTTAAATCTCCAGGCTTTAAAGTATTGTATATGTTTTCCATATACGCTTCTTTTTGCTGTTGTTGTTGCATTTTAAACTGCTCTTGTTGTTGCAGTTTGGCTTGCAAAACTTGCGTTTGCATGTCATCTAATTTTGGTTTAAACTGATTAGCACGTTTTGAAATTGTACCACTATTGACCCATTCTTCAATTTGGTCTTCAATCAACGCTTGATCACCACTTCCAAAATTAGTTGCGTATAGGTATTGACGAACAATCATTTCCTGATGTTCATCATTTGAAGGATCTAATGAACGTTGTTCTTCAACTTGAGCTAATGCTCTGAACAACCCTTTCATATCCTTACCACCCTTAGCAACATACTCTGCAGCATACTGTAATTCTTCAGGCAAAGCTTCAAAGAACTCTTTTGGAGTCTGCTCACGTATTGCTCGCTCCTTTTCTTCTAAATTGGCTTGGATTAATTCTTTCCAATCCTTTATAGAATAATCTTCCATTGGTTTGTCATCATCAAAACCCATTAGAACGCCTTCGTCCATTAGTTTTGAGAATGTTTCTACCATTCCACTTTTATCAATCTTTTTACGACCAAGTTTTGTTGCATCATCAGAGTCTTCAAATTCACCATCAAGTTCTGATAGTGCAGAATCTAACTCTTCTTTAGTTACTCTTGGCGTGTCTGAATCTTCAGCACCATCCAAAAACCCTAAGTCAGTTGGTTCAGGTTTTGAGAAAACTGTTTTTACTTCGTCTTCTTCTGATGTAACCACGCTGTCTGCCCCTGGTAGAGGTAAAAAGTCATCAATGTTTTCAATCGTAACTGAACTCACGTCTTGAGTATCAGTGTTTGGTTTGTTTGTGTTTTCCATGCTTTCTGTTTTATGTGGATTCTTCTTCTTTCTTCAATATTAAGTTAGCAAATAAACTTCAAAAATTTAAACTGACAATGACTAGTAAATAAAGTTTTTGTCAGTATATGGCTAAACTATTTTTTCTTGTCATATTTATTTTTGTTGACCATTGCAATTTGTAATTGTTTGTCTGCAATATTCTCACGAGTTTGCATCTCCTGACGTTGTAAATCACTCTGTGCTTGATTTTCTATCATCTTGTTAATTTCACGTGTTTCAGACATTTGTTGATCGCGTTCTTTTAATCTACGCTTATCTAAATATTCAAGTGTATCTATGTAATCAGTTTGTTGATTTAAGTTTTGATCTTTCATACCAGTAAATCCTGCAGCACGTATTTCAGCAACCTGAATTTCAGCATCTCTATCAAGTTGAGCTTGCTCTGCTTTAAATCTAAGTTCAGCCTCTTGACGTTTGTTTTCACCTTCCTGACGCATTTTCTCAGACTCTGATTGAGATTGAGCTTGTTGTTGTTGCTGAGCTTGTACTTTCTCTTCAACACCTTTAAGTGTATGCGTTATTTCTGCAAGTGAATCTGCTTTAATCAAGTTACCTAAGTCATATATAGAAGCTCCAGATGTATTATTATTAAGAGCAAGTTGTCTAATCTGCTCCATAATCTGTCTTTGGTTTACTTTGGTAGAAATAAAAATGTTTAACTCTCTTGCCAAAAGCTCTGTACCATTCATTTCAAAATTAACTTTCTCATCCATAGTTGTCATATACTGCAACCTTAGACTTGGCTTATTAGAATGATAGTACTGTGCTAAGTCTGTACGCATTTGGTGAACACGTGGCATAAGATATTCTGAGTGCTGTACAAAGTACATTTCTGTTTGAGAGTAGCTTTGATTAATTGCTTGTTCAATACCTTGTGCTGTTTCTTGTGAACTTACTGCACCCATGCGCTGAGGTGAAATACCAATTGTCTCAAAGCATTGTTGCTTAAAGTGATTTGCCAATTGAATTCTGCTCATCAACCTATTTGTTTGCTCAAGATTGAGCACTTGATAATGTTGGAAATTAAGAGCATTTTCTGTGTTAGTGATAGATGTGTCCAATGGTAAAATACCAAAGTTCTTCATTGCAACATAAGCTTTGCCAAAATTACCATGGCCCCAATCTTCACCAGCAGAATGTCGTGGCAATGCGTTCTGATCTAACAATATAACTGTACCTAATTCATCAATAAGGATATCTGCAATCTGATTGTTTACAAGATTATAGCCAATTTGATATGGTTTCATTTTATCTACAAGAGAACGTGACTTAGTATTTCTATCTGAAAATACAGCTCCCTCCACAGGCAACTTGCAACCATATAATGTAAAGTCACCTTTAAATTGGAACTTGATTGGTGCAACATTTAAGTAGATAGGAGAAAAGTTTAAATTGTCTGTGTTACCATAGAATGTAGGTCTGTTAGGTCCAATCTTTACACCACCCCATGTCTGGTTAATCCATATCCAATCAATGTGTTCACCCATAATCAAAGTATCTCTTGATTTTTTCTTGATGACAGCAGTGTCATAGATTGGTTTTTCAGTAACGTTATAGTTCTCATCTACAATCATATCTATAAGCATACCTTGCTCATCAATACGTGTTAAGTGTCCAACCATTCTCTGAGACTTCCAATAAGTTGTAGTTACACGTAATAGACCTGTATTATCAAAGTCTAATAAGTCTTCAGATTCAGTTAATATCCTTAAAATAATATCATCACCATATGCATTTGTAGTATCGCGATATGATGTAAATTGACGCATGCCTAATGATGGACCATCAACATTCCATTCGTGCGAGCGCGTAGCATCATAAAAAGAGCCATCATTTTGTACACCAGGAAGAATATATCCTGCAGATTTTACTGGATAAATGGCCTCAAGACTTTTAAGTTGCTCACCATTCATCATGTACCCATACTTGTCTATTACATCAGCAGGTGTCATAAGATCAATCTTACCTGCCCAATTAGACTGAGAGATGTATCTTGCTCCTGGTGATTTATGGTAGAATGTAATAACAGGATTCCAGACTTCTACTTCATAATCATCCTCTAACATGTTAAAATGCCAAAACTCTCTATCAGCAATAAGACTATCTCTAAACGCTAACGTCTCAAGTTCTTTCATGTTAAAACGCTCAGTATCAACGTTATGCTGATGCGATGCCCACTCTTCAACCATTGACTTGTAGTTCTTTTTAAAAAACTCTTCAATTTCTGGTAAAGTTTTTATTGCTTCAGGAGACATCATTTGCTGTGCTTGTTGTTGCTGCTCTTGATTGTTTGGGTCTAATCCCATTGAGTCAACCTTCATCTTCATTTTCAACTCTGCACTAGACAACAATGTTTCTTCAACCATTGCTCTTTTTTGCTCAAGCATTTCATTGTAAGATGTGTCATCAACTGATCTGTACATGATTTTGTCATTGCGTTTAGCAAATTCACCAACCATTACATTAACCACATTTGGTATGATAGGGAAAAACTTTAACTCAAATGCTGAGGTGTCTTCTTTTGTGAGAACATCAACCAATTCAGCCATATCATTATCTTCCTCAACTATGTAATCAGTCTTGTCAATAATACCAGTTGCTAACTTGTAGTTCTTTAATAAGCGCCTTGCATTTCTGCGTATCTGTTTCATACCTTGCATTTCATACCAATCCAGGTTCCAAGCACCCCATGCGTCATCTTTCTCTTTTGAACGTAGAAATTGCACAGGTTGGGTAAACGTACCCATCTTGTTATAATCAGCTTTTGCGCCATTCTTTAGCTGCAGTGCATTAAATACTTGCATATCATCTCATGTTTTTAAATGGGTTCCTAGGTTTCCTCATAAGGCTACTTTCTGAACTATGTTCAGTATTTCCAATATGACGAAAGGGACTCATAAATAAGTTAGTATTTTTATTTGTATTTTGCAAACTCTGTGGATCTTCATGATCTGTACGTTTTGCAAATCCTCTATTTGACTCTTGAACTCTTGCAAATGCAACTAAAGCGCAGAACGCTACCAAGCGGTCAACGTTAAGTCCATCTCTATAAGCCTGCATTTCTTTAAGTAACATTAAATCAGGTATTCTCTCAACACCATATGTTACTTTGGTTATTGTACCATCTGGTTTAGTTTCAACATCTATTTCTTCTTCTAAGAATTGTATAGCATAAGATACAAGATTGGCTTTGAACAATGTACCAGTATTACGCCATCCATACTCCTGATAAACATTATTATTACTGCCTAATTCTTTTAAGAACATAATCTGATTCTTGGGTACTAAATACTTTTGCTTACGCCTTGATATCATGTACTGTATAAACAAGTGTACGTTATTTTCTACTAAAGTCCATGCATTGTAGTACTCAATGATAAGTTCAAGTCTTTCATGCGTTTTTCTCAAGTCATCAAAACGTCCACACCACGCTGCCACAATTCTATCACTTTCAACATATGATTCAATAGAACCATCTTTCTTATGGACAGTGACTTCTTGTGCAGTTTTGTATACAAAGAT